AAACAGTTACACTTTACTCTATGGGTTTTCAAAATAATTGTATTGAAAAATTAAAAGAAAAAAATAAACAATTATCAGCACAAGTGAAAGAATATGAACAAACTTGCCAACAATTATTAAGTGAGGTTATGGAATCTCCACCGAAATATGAAACATTAGGAGGAGTTGGAAAAGAGGATATAAAACCATATCCTATTAACCAAATGGAGCATTGTTATATTTTCAATTCATATAAAGCAATGGTAGTTATTCAAGCATTAGTTCGTGGTTATTTAATGAGAAAATTAATGTGTTGTTGTGTTTGTTATGAACCTACAAAAACAAAAAATAAATGTTGTAATAGTTATTTATGTGAAGTTTGTCGTCCTAGATGTAATGGACAATGTCCTATATGCCGACAACATTTACCTATTAATTTAAATTTTAACACAAATATGATTCTTGCTCCAACCCCCAACCAAGGATTACGAATAGTTTCTTGGAGAACCTCTGGATTTGACCCTCATATAGCAATTGTTCATTACCCACCACGTATCTACAACACCCATAGGACACGCGAAGAAATTCATCAATATAATCACCAACGAAATACTCAAAGGGAACGTTATAATAATTTAACATTTGACCAAATCCCAGCAACACACCGATTTAATATGTTTGACACCCAAGAAAATGGTTGGGGTTGCGAGTTATTAACATTTTTGCGAAAACATAGACTTTATGAAGACCCAGAACCACACCAAGAACCAAACTATTTAAGACGCATACACGGTAGAAGCATAGCAATTTATATTGGAGAGGAAAGTCGTATTCGTTGGGAAGTTTTGGGTGAGGCAAGAACATGTAGGGAGTGGAGTCAAACGGCAAACTGTCCCCTACTTCAAAGAATTAATTATAATAATAATACGGTTCGTGATACTCATGAGTATCCATTGGGAAGTTCAAATGGGTTTTCACAAGATTTCTTAAATAATAACCCAAACGCAAAAGGGAACACAAATTCAGCAAGACTCAAACGTGTTTGGCATAAAATTCTTCAAATGTCAGTTGAAATGAAAACCGAAGAAAACAACCATATGAATTGGCGATATTTTATGATAAAAAACCGACGAAGTCATAGATATTCATATTATATTATGCGAATGAGAGACGACCCACAAGTAGAAGGTAATTTGTTTGATATGAGTGAAGATGAAGACGAATAAATATAAATTAGATAGTTAGATAGATATAAATTAAATTTAAGATATTTTATTTTTAAAAATTTAAAATGCATGACAAGAAAAAATCTGATTGGTTTTTTGCGTGAGTTAGGTTGAAACAAAACTATTTCAAAACATATATATACTTTTTATAAAAGTAATATCAAAATCTAATATATATAACACATATAACATTTCTAAAAACAAAACATTTACAAAATGGATTACAAAAAACTATACGAAGAACAAAAAAAAAAATACGAAAAACTTGAAGAATGGAATAATATTGTTAGAAAAGCACACCAAGGTATTGCTGAAGAAAATAATATGCTAATTGAAGGAAAAATTAAATTAAGCGAAAAGTTCTGGGAAAAAGAAATCAGAAAACTAAAAGAAGAAAACAAAAAACTCAAAGAAGCGAATTCAAAAAAGAAATATATGAATATGGATTCAAGATGTGGAAATATTCAAGGTATAGAATTAAATTTGAATAATGCTCTTCAAGGGTGGTATGATTGTAATGATGAAGATATTCATACGTATGATTTTGAAGAAGGAGGAAAGGAAGTAATGTTCTATAAAGAATTATGTGGAGCAATGGTAGATAGGTTAAAGTATAGTATTGAAATATCTCATATGATATGGGAGGAAACTTGTGAATTAATGAAAAACTATGAAGAGAATGGTTGGGTGAAAGTGTTAAGAGAAGAACAACCATTAGAATTAGAATAGAATTAGAATAGAATTAGATTAGTTAGTTAGATATAAATTAAATTATACTTTTTATTTTTTAAAAATTAAAAGTTGCTTACAGAAAAAAATCTGATTATTTATTTGTGAGATAGTGTTGAACTAATAATTTACAGAAATACTTTACAGATTTACAGAACTACTTTACATATTTACAAAAACTGAATGAATTTTGTTAAATCATTACTATCATTACCCATGAATATAGTAAGATTTCTGAAAGACCCAATGGAGATGATGTGGAAAATGGGATTAGGACGAACACCACGAACTGATGTTAATAATATATGGGAAGATGGAAAAGGTATTGATTTTCATTGTTGGTTGGAAGATGATGTAGGAAACATTATAGACCCTACCCCACCAGCATATCAAGGAAAACGACATTATAAAGCATTTTCTAAAAAAGAGCAACTACGTCTATATTTAAAAGCGAAGAAAACTAATTATTTAGTAGCAAAACAGCAACAAGTTGAAAATCCATTACCTCGTAAATGTATAAATAATTCATATTCATATAAGATGTTAGTGGATAAGAAACTAAAATTCGTAATAGGACATATGGGATTTGAACTGAACGACGGACGTATATTTTGGGAATTTGGATAAATAAAAAGTAGATAGTTAGATAGTTAGATATAAATTAAATTTATACATTTTTTTTAAAAAACATAAAAAAATCTGATTATTTATTTGTGAGATAGTGTTGAACTAATAATTTACAGAAATACATACTTTTAATAAAAGTTATTGCTTTACAAAATGGAAAGTTTAAATGTTGAAAGTTTAAATGTTGAAAGATTAAATGAATTTATGAATAAGGAAGAAGTAGTTAAATTAATAAACATCCTCAAAAACACCGATTTAGATAAAATAGACCAAATACTTATGAACCTCCTTGAAAACGAAGAACCAGAGAAAATACTCAAACTCACCGAAGAAAATGAAGAAATGAGGTTGTTATTTAAATTATTAATGTTCTTGAATTCTAATCAACCCTAATAATTAGATAGATATAAATTAAATTTATACATTTTTTTAAAAAACATAAAAAAATCTGATTTGATTTTTGTGAGATATGGTAGAAATATTAATTTACAGATTTATATTTACAGATTTATATTTACAGATTTATATTTACAGATTTAGATAATTATATATATATATATTTTACAAAAATGCCACAACAGATTTTTGGAGCACCATCCCCAAAATTATATAAAAATAAAAAGAAACACATAGGTGTTCAAGGACAGATTTTTGGAGCACCATCCCCAAATATATTATATAAAAATAAAAAGAAACACATAGGTGTTCTTGAACAAAAAAGACGAGATGAAATTAAAAAACTAAAAGATGAAAATAAAAAACTAAAAGAAGAAAATATAAAATACGAAAAACTAAAAACAAAACACGAAAAATTTTATGAATTGGTAAAGATTATTAAAAAAGAAATTAAAGAATTAAAAAAAGAAACCACAAAACTAACAAAAGAAAAGAAAGAATTAGATACATTTTATAAAGAAAAATTAGAAAATCAAGACATAGAACTAAAAGAAAAACTAAAAAGATACAGAGAACTATCTGTTAAGTTAATGAAAAGTAGAGAATGTAGTAAAGAGGCAGAAAAAGAATTTTATAGAAATAATTTGATAGACTTTAAAAAATATGACGAAAAAAAAATGACGTGTGGTTGTGGAAGTATTATACAAAGACGTAGCAAACGAAGTCATATGACAACAGCAAAACATAAAAGATTAATGAACGCAAAACTAAAAGAACAAGAACAGAAACCTAATCAACCCTAATAATTTCACCACCAAACGATAAATATCTTTCAAACTTTCTTCTCATAGAAATACTCATATTATCATTCTTAATCCATTTACACCTTGAACCACCTTCACATAAATCATAATTAATACCTTTTGTTATATTACGTTCATACATTTCAATTAAATTTAAACCCATTTTTTTTGCTGTATAATGTAATGTAGTATGTGGAATACCTTTCATTCTAATATGATAATCAACATCACCACTACCATCCTCTAATACATCAGCATAACATTTTTTACCAAGTATAACAGATTTTGAAGCATATATCTCATTTTTTAATATTTTACTACCAAAATCAACATGAAATTGACCAATATTTTTACCATTTAATATTTTACCATATTTTTCTTGAAATAATATTTCAAGTTTAGGAACTTTATCAAATTCTATATGCATACTATCTGTATCTTGATAATATATATTTATATTATTATCTTCTGCTAAACACATAACCTCATTCATTACTCTCTTACTCATTGATAATATTTCAACCCCAATATGAGCGTAATTATAATGAGATATTATAGGAACACTCTCTTTTATAGCGTATTTTTCACTATTATGTATTGGTATAACTTGTTTTATTCTATTATGATTTCTCAAAACATATTTAATATATTTTTCTTCATCATCAACTATTCTCAATTCAGTATCATAAGGTTTTAATAATGTTTTACCATATCCACTATTCATAATTAATTTATACAATTGTTGTATTGGATTTTTTTCTTTTTTCTTTTCTAATCTCATATCAAAAAGTTTTCTAATAACAACTTGTATTCTATTATTTCTACCTTCATCATAATAATATCCTTCTATTATTTCAAAATCTTCTTCTGTGATTTCATAAAACTTCATAACATCCTCTAACGATATTCTATCTATATATATATCTCTACCTTCTAAATTATTAGTAAAAGTTCTACTCATTTTATTCATATAAGATAATAATGGAAATGAATATTTTTTATCAAAATTTTTCTTAAATACTATCTTTATAAAATATCCATCAACAGAATTCAAAAATTTCATAGTTTTATTTCTTAATATTTTAGGGGCCCCTTTTAAATATCCACCTACTTCATATCCCATTCTCTCCATAGCAGTTGGATATAAACTCGTAGCATCATAATCCGCTAATTTTTTATTTATAATATATTTTTTATTATTTCTACTCATACATCTACCCCCAACTACACATTTATTTATAAATGTTCTACACGCTCCACCAATCATAAAACATTCATCAAAACATCCTTGTTGCTCCATATAAGTTTGTGATAGTGAAGCACTTGTTAAAATATCATCAATATCTAAATCTAATTGTTCTAATATCCATCCTCTGAATATATTATATCCATCCCTTAATACTAAACAATCTATTAAACAATATTTATGTGAATATTGTAAAGCATCAAAAAGTTCTCCATCACGATGTATTAAATTCCATCTTTTAATATTATGATGTAGTAGTTTCTTTTCTTCTTCATTTTTACAATATTTTTCAGCATCACTAATTTTTTTCCATCTATTAGTAAATATTTCTTCATCATATAATTCATACGGCATAAATTCCTTGTGTGATTTCATTTTAAAATAATCTGAGAAATTTGATAATTTTGTATTTATTAGATTAAGCGAATCCTTAATTATAACATTATAATATTTTCCATTTTTACCGAAATATTTACCACTTGCTCCCATACATCTTTTACCTTTAAATATACCAGTTAAACCGAAAATATATGGTAATATAAATAGTATATCATATGCAGCATTATGAGCGATTAATAATATATCTTCTTTAAAAGAACGTAAAAATTTTTTACAACAATCTTCACCATCAAATTTACCCCAATTTCCTTTATCATCAACATAATCACACATATAAACCTCGTGAGTTTCTCTATTAGTTATTGTTTCACAATCAAAGAAGATTTTTCTTGATTTTCTCTTTTTTTCTTTGAATTCTTTTAGTTGATATGGGGTTGTTAAAATTATTTCATTTTCTATTGAACCAAGTTCATCATTTTCATTGTAAAAATGTGTAGAAATTTTTTCATCAAATCTAAAATCACGAATACCATAATTATTCCTAATCATATATTTTATAATAGTCCAACTATCTAAATTCTTGCTTCTATTACCTTTATAATCTTTACCCAGCATATTTTTTGAATAAATAGTGTTAGTTATAGCAAAATAATGTTTATCTATCAAACCAATTAATAGAGTAGCATCATCTTCTTTTCCGTATCTATGTTTATCTAATCTTGTATCACCAGTTTTTTTATTATCTATGTATCTTACATTAACATTTAGTTTCAATGCTTCAAATATTTTATGAATTTTTTTCTTTGGTGTAAATGAATTATTAAAGAATATTTTTAATGTTTCAATAAGATGAATTTTATCTTTTGTTTTTTTTCCTTTTGCTTTTATCTTATTATAATCAAGTGATTTAGTTATAGCGTGAAACAAACAATTTCGTTTAAAATATCCATTTTTATCATATTTTTTAAATTGTGTTTCATTAAATATACCATAATCACTCAAATCCATATTTGTTGTATTTATGTGTGAAAAGAATTCACCACCTATCTCTTGATTTATATTAGTTCCTTCTGCTCTTATTCTTTTCCTTATTGTTAGTGTATTTGTTTCAAATAATTGTTGTATTGCTTCAGTATCACTACCAAACTCTTCAGTTCCTCTTTGAACGAATGTTTGGTCAAAAGCACTTAATAATGATATTTTTAATTTTTGATTATATATATGATATAGATTATTACCAAAATCTAACGAGAAAAATCTTTCATTATTAGATAATGGTAAATGAATTGATATTAAATATGCTATTCTTTCAACTGATAATTTTGTTAAATCAATAATTATCTCATTTGTATCAATATCATCATTAAGAGTTTGTAATTGATTAATTAAATTATTTACATCATTTTTCCAAGTATATCTTAATCTACCAGTTTTAGTTAATTCATATCCAAACTCATTCATATCTACCCAGTTTGCTTTCATTAACCATTTATGATACTTACTACCTAATTTATATCTATATGTATGTTCAAAATTTTCACCAACTTCTATTACTAACAAACCATTTTCCTCTCTCCATAACATTTGATTATCTTCATTATTCATATAATTAACAATACTAAACCTCGGCATATTTATATTTTATATTTATATTTATATTTTATCTTTTAATAGTATAATCGGATTATCTTTAAATTCAAATCAGATTTTTTTATGTAGTTTAAAAAAAAAAAATATATCCTTTTCATATTATCCTTAATTATGTTTAAATAGAAAATGTTGAAGTAATATCTCCATCTTTTCTATGCTGTGTTTTGTGAATTACTATCCTTTTAAATTTATTAATAAAAGAGGTTTTATAAGTTTTATAATTTCTATCTTTTCTACGAAAAATATCATAAAACCAATCACTTTTAAGATTAAAATCCGATTTTATTTCATTTATATTCTTATATTTCTTTGTAAATAATAGATTAGTTCTATCATCATCAAAATAAACTTCAATTATCCAAGTATTAGTTTTCATTTTATTCACCAATATATATGTATATCCTCTTATCTTTAAATTCAAATCCTCTTATATATAATACGATTATTCACATAATCGTAATCCCAATCATCATATTGACATATTCTTTTAAATTCTTCTATGGAACGCCGTAATTTTTGTTGTTGTTTTTTCTTTTTAATTGGGGCACAATTTAAATGAGTGTTTCTACCAACCCAATCAAGGGTAATAGGTGTTAATTTTTTTCCACAAGCAATACAAGTTTTTGTCATAAAAGTTTATTTATATATAGTATAACATAGTATATACGGATTATCTTTAAATTAAAATTGGTTTATTTTGAATAAAATTTTAAATTCTTATTATCTAATCCATCAGTCAAATCATTCTTTTTCTTATTATGTTTAACTGCTATTGATTTATTCCAGAATTGCTTCTGCCCTAATTTAAATTTAGGTGCATTCTTACTTGCCTTATAAAAACCAATATAATCACTCAATTTTCTCGCCTCTTGAATTTTATACACCATAATAATCATTGCTTTATATGGTTCATCAAATACTTTATCAATATAGGGTTTGACCAAACTCCGTGATGATACATCCAAAGTCATAAAACTATCTATAATATATTTTTTTAAATTGTAATCTGGGTCCCGAAAAGTGATGACAACATCACAATTCTGTCTAAATTTTGGTGAGAACGCTGTTAAATGCTGGGTCAGTACAACTGCACTCATTTTAATATGCCTACCTAATATGGCAAGTTGGCCAATAGCGTGTGAGAAAAATACACTTTTATCGTGTGCCACATCATCCATAACAACTAATATGTGTGGTGGTTCTTTATTATAATTTTTATTCTTCTTTTTCTTTTGTCTATATAATTTCATATTCTCTTCTTGTTGATGAATATATTTCATAAGTTTTTCTTCATCATATCTTGGATATTTAAAATATTCTGGGATGTAGTCAAAATCTTCATTAAAATCTGCCGTTTCACTAAATAATATAACCAGGTCCGGTTTCATTTTTTGACACATATAATATAACATTTCTCTACATAAAAATGTTTTGCCACTTCTACGTTTGGCACTAATACATATACAGGCACTATCTAAATCATCACCTATTTTAAACCAATCTACTTCTCGTGGTATATCATTTTGTATTGATTCTATAGATTCCATTGTTTTGTTTTATATTATTATCCTTCTTTACTTTTAAATTTTTATTATTAATTCTTTTACTTTTTCTTATTCTGGTAGGCACTTTTGGTTTTTCTTTTTTATTTTCTTTTTTGTTTTCTTTTTCTATATTATCAAGACATTTCAAAATTAATGGTTTCTCTGTTTTATCTAAACTTTTTGAAAAGTTTTTCTTTCCAATTATTAACTCATTACCTAAATTAATTTCTAATGTTTCAGATAAAAATTTATCAAATTCAGTTTGTGTTTGTTGTTCTAAAAGTGGTAATGTTATATCATCATAATAATTATGACAATCTTTATATGGTGATTCTGCTCTTTGTTGTATTTCGTGTAATGTGGTTAATATATCATCTATTTTAAATTCTAATTCCAACATACGTGCCTCCATATTTTTTAATTGCATCATAGTAATATCCTCTGTTTCCTCTTTCTCTATAACTTCATACTCTTCTTCTACTTTTTCTTGTTTATCAAATTCTTT